AATAGTAGTTCCAAACTTAATGCAAATATCATCTAGTGTAAAATCTGTATCTTCAACTACATCATGTAACAATGCCGCGGCAACTTGCTCAGTTGTTCCACCGTGATCATATACTAATTGAGCAACATCAATAGTGTGTGTTACATATGGAAGACCAGTATACTTACGTTTCTGATCTCCGTGGGCAACTACAGCAAATTTTAATGCTTTAGTTACTATTTTATCCATTATGCAATTCCTGTCCAACGTACAACTGATGTGTTCTTTGCATCAGTAAAAACATTACCACGTTTAAAGTTTGTTGCTGGTGCATTCCAACCGGCTGCTTTAAGCATATCGCCTTCTACAAAGCCTTTAGTTGCTTCTTTAACAATAAAGCCACTAACACTACCACCACCAAATGAACTTTTGTGGTCTTTTTTAATAAGTTTAATATACTTTTGACCTTCTTTAATTTCAACTTCCCAATTATCAACAACTTCTTGCATGTATCCTGACAATGGTTTTGCACCACTATGTGTTGCCCAATCAATATAACTTTGCTTCATTGTTTCAACTACTGTTTCACATGCTTCTAAAAGTTCTGCGTTCATAATGTTTACTTCCTTTTTGTTAACTTACTATTACATAATAGCACTATTACAAGTTTTGTCAACCTTTTTAGTCACAAAAAAACCCTTGTAAAACAAGGGCTTAAAAAGTTTTTTATTTTTTAATAATCTAGTTCAAATTTTTTGTTAGTATTTGCTTCACAGATGCTAATAATTTGTAACTTTTCTTCAAAATCATAATACTCAGCAAGTAGTACTTTTGCAACTTCTGTCTTATCTTCTGCCATCATTAACACACTTCGTTCGTCTGTGTTTTTATCAGTATTAAAGTTTACAATGTATCTGTTTTTCATACTATTCTCCTCTATGTATAAGTTATACTATACATTAGAAAAACACAGATGTCAAGACCTAAATTGGATTTATTGGCTTTTGTCTTAACTTTATATTATTCATAACTCTTTTGTACATTTTTTGGTATGTATCATCAAATCCTTCAACAGGTTCAAGTACACCATCTAATTCATATATTGGTGTTTTTTCTCTTGGTCCGCAAAATATGTCAATAATACCACCATTTGAGAATATGTTTACTCTGTTGCCAAAAAAGTTAGTTGGATTATAATTACGAACTGGTAGCCACCACATTAAGTAATCTAACTCGTCTAATAAGTTCCACATAAACTCTAAATGTGTTTTACTATTATTAATTTCTACTAACATTTGCGGTCTGCATCTTTTTATAGTTTCTTGACATCCTGTTAGTACTTCTTTCTCGTAACCTTCAACATCAATTTTTATAAAATCACAACGTCCAAAGTTTAAACTATCAATCCTAACCATTGGCTTTGCTTCGTACAAACCTCCTGGATTTGCTTCTAGTACACTACACTCTCCGTAGTTGCCAGGAATGCTTGGATTAAACGAACTAATAAAACTGCTACCATTACGGTCACCGACAATGTTTCCGTATACTTGTACATTCTTACATTGATTCTGATCAATGTTTTTTATTAGTAAATTTCTATTAAACTCATTTGGCTCAAATGCGGCTACTTGACCTTTAAAAGCATGTTTGGCAAACCATACAGTATGCAAACCAAGATTAGCACCAATGTCTAAAACAAAGTCTCCAGGTTGAACTACATGATTAAGTAATAAAAACTCATTTTCTGCATATTCGCCGTACAACTCTAAGCTCTTACCAATGATAATATCATTTGTAAAATAACTAAACAATCCGTGCTTACATAATTTAGTTTGTATTCCCATTAATCTCTTCGTTCAATATCGTCTTCTGTACATTGTGTACCAATTTGTACTTCAATTACTTTGCATGGCTCATTTGTTTGATTACTAGCCTGATGCCATACTTTTTTACTAACTGTGTATGCACGATCGTGTGCAGTTAATGTAATAACATCTTGCACCTTGTTGTACTCCGTAGTCATCTGACACGATCCTTGTACTACATTCCAACGTTCATCTCTATGTTGATGTAGTTGCATACTTAAACTTTTACCCGGTAATATCTCTAATTCTTTTACTTTATAATCATGTCCTTGGTCAATAGTTCTATACCATCCCCAATCTCTGTAAACTCTGTCGCCGTTCCATTTTGCTAATAGTATTGAACTACTATTTTGCTTATCTTGGCCGCCAACTCCAAACTCAAAGGATAATTTTTCATCTTCCATTTTCATCTCCGGTATGTTTTCTGCAGTTCTATCACCGCCATTTGCAAATATAATTTCACTATCAGGCCAAGTTTCTCTAACTTGTTTAATGGCATCTATTGCAGAATTGTCCGAGTCGTCAAAAAGTACATAATCATCAACCATTCTCAAGTTTTGTATAATACCTACTCTATCAAGTATTGGCATAAACGGCTTGCCTTTCTTATTGGCTAACCACTCATCACTATTAATGCCTACTACTAGTTTGTCGCCAAGTTGCTTTGCTGACGTAAGGTATGACAAATGCCCAGAATGTAGTGGATCAAATCCACCTGTTACTAAAACAATCTTCATTACTAATAGTTATCCTGTCTGTAGTTTATTCATAAAAAAACTGGCTAAAGCCAGTAATTCTAAATTTTGGAATAATCAATTAACGTACCGTCGATCCAGTACAATAGCAAATTCTTGTTAGTTAAATATCCATATCTGTTTAGTTGTTTTTTGCATGATTCAGGTAACAATTCATCATACTCGTATAGTGTTTTATCCCCGTAATTGTATAGTTCTTCTGAATCTTTGTATACTAGTGCATTAATAACATTTGAATTTGGTTGTTTAATAAAGTAACCTTCGTTACAATTAAAACCACTTAATACTAACATATGTATAAGATCAACAATAGTAATACTATTAGTTGCCTGCGAATACACTCTGTAATCAGGTTCCCCATAAAAAGTGTTTATAGTAGTTGGAAACGTTAAACACAACATACCACCTAAGTTGGTACATTTATTCATCTTGTGCAAGAAACCTAACGGATCTATTGCTTCATGTAAAACACTATGAGCCCAAACTACATCAAATGTGTCTTTTGGTTCATAGTTGTATATGTCTTCATTAATAAAAGTTATACGTTCGTGTTTATATTCTTCTTTAAAATCATTCTTAATGTCAATAGCAGTTACGTTAATATCTAAAGATACCGGTGCGTCTTCATCACCATCATCAACTTCTGCCCACCAGTAACTGTCAGATCCTTGTCCGCAACCTACATCAAGTACATTATCAATACTTTCCATCATTGTTGGATATTGTCTTAGTAGTTCAAGAAATCCGTAACTGTGTAGTCTACTATTTGCCGGGTTACTTAGTAAAAAATCCATCGTTTAACATACCTTTTAACAAATCTATGTGTAACTCTTCCAAACACACTTTAGCATTATTTACTTTATTTTTAAGTTGGTTGGGATGAATACGACTATGATTTTCTAAATCGTTAAAAAGTTGATCTAAAACAAACTTTTTTTGCTTCATTACACCAATACTTTTAAAGTTTACAATATGTGCATCAAAGTCTTTACAGAATGTTTTATATTCTCTTGTTAATTTATTAATATTATAATGTGACATCTTCCATACCGGCTGTTCTTAGCCTAACAATATGGCCCATTTGCCATTGCTTTGCTTCCAAACCTTTCATAATACCAAGCCATCTGTTTCGTGCTAGTGCAACTTCATTGACTAGTGTTTCAAAGTCGATTACTTCATCTTCACCGTCAACATATTTTTCAGCATCACGACTTGATAATGCACGTTGATAGCCTTCCAAGTATTTCTGAAAGTGCTTACGTCTTATTTTTCTAAGTTGTATGTTAAGATAGTTAAGCACTGCTTCAATCTCTTGTAGTTGATTAAAACGGTGCTCTGTTATACCTGGCAAATCTCTTAGATGACGTTCTACACTTCCGTTGATGCCAGTTTCTTTTTTGGCTTCAGTTAACTCTTTTTCATAATATAAAATAAAGTCAGGAAGTGTAGATAAGTCTTTGGTTATTTTACCATACCAACTCATTAGTCGTCATCATATCCGTAGTCGTCGTCATCATAGACTTCTTCTTCTTCATCTTCACCTAATTGATCTGCTACTGCTTGTGCCATATTTTTATCGCAACCTTTTAGTGCATATAAAATATCATCACTTGCACCAGCATCAATTAGAATACTAATTGAATGATCTGCGGCTGTTTGTCTTTCTTTTGCCGGAACATACTCTTTTATTGTGTTCCAGAACTCTGCAAACATTTCGTCCATTGCTTATCCTTCTGCTACTTCTTTTTCTGTATCAATAACATCAACAACTGGTTGATCAGTTGCTTCTTCTTCAGTACTTAGTGTATCACCACCAAGTGCAATATCTTCCATTACTGTATCAAGTTTTTCACCAATCCAATTTTTACGGAATTCAATAATAACTTCACCAGTACGTTTGCTTGTGTATTCAAGTCTGTTACCACTTTTCTTTAGTAGTCCTGCTTTTTCAAAAATGTCAACAAGTCCACTATATGGATCCATACCTGTTTCATATGGAATTTCTACTTGTACACCTTCAAACGGTTTTGCATAACGTGTTTTCATAACTTTACAAGCGGCTCTAATACCATGTACTTGCGAAGTCTTAACACCGTTTGCGTCAACTTTAAGTTTAAGTTTTTTCATTGCAACAACAATACTTGATGCATATACAAAACCTTGTCCACCTGATATCTTATCATCAGGATCAAACATGTCTTGCGATTGATAAGTGTGGTTAGTTGCTACTAAACCTACATTATAACTACCAAACATATTAACACAATTTGTTACTAGTGCTTTAAGTGCCTTAGCCTTACGACCCATATCACCTTTCATGTCACCTGCATCAAACTGATTGAGTTCAGTTGGTGTCATCATCATACCTAATGAGTCAATTACAAATAATACCTTAGGACGTTCACCGTCGGGCATTGCTTTATAATCTTTCATAAAAGTACTAACTGTTTTTGCTACATCATCTAACATTGCCATGTTAAGTTTAAGAAGTTTTTCATCACTTGTATCAACATTTAATGCTTGTAACCAACTTTCATCAAGTGCATTCTCTGAGTCAATTAATACTACAAAGATACCTTGATCTTGTGCGGCTTTAATAATATTACCACTTGCTATATAACTTTTACCAGCACCAGATTCTCCAGCAAATACTGTAACTTTACCTAAAGGAATTCCTTTGTGAAAGTCACCACTTACTAGATAGTTTAATGCATAGTTACCAGTGCTGATCCAATCTGTAGGGTCATTAAAACCAACAGACAGGCCATCAATACTTTTTGTTATATCTTTTCTAAATTTACTTACGTCGAATGGTCTTGCCATTTGTTTAATCTCCAGTCATTGAAAAGTAGGGGGCTGTAACCCCCCACTATATAGTTTTACTTGTTGCTTTGACGTGATCTGATCATTGCTAGAATGTCTTCAGCACGTTGATTTCCACCTTCTTCGGCTGCTGGTGCAGTTGCACCCATTTCTGCCGGAGTTGCAACTGGAGCCGGTTGCATAACAGTTTCAGCAACTGGTTGAGCGACCGGAGCAGGAGACGATTCTGCTACTGGTGCCACAGGTGCCGCTGTTGCAACTGGAGTAGGTGTTGGAGCATTTGAGCCTTCAGGTCTAGCCATTCCAGCAGGACGATAGTATGATGCATACTTGTCCGGATCATATGCTTTTCCATCTACACTATCTTCAAACATTTGTTTAATAATAGCCAGTTCTGTTTCA